AGAGAGGGAGAGCACGTTTAGCTTTCTTTACAATCTTACCTAGAAAATAGCCTTGTCTAGGCTCTTCTAATGTCATAATTCCGCCACCGGCACGTAATTGTCTTTCCATGTTCATTCTAGATATTGCCATAATTTAGTCTAAATCCTCTTTGTATAATGTTTTTAAGCTATAATCAATCATATATATCGACCAAGTCTGTTAGCCCTCCACCCATATAGCCAACTCTACCACCTTCAGCCAGATCGTAACTTGCGGAATCTGTTGCAAAATCTCCACTGAAATTAGCTCCTGTTGCACCTTGATCACCTCTACCAGAATAAGATCCACCAGGTCCTGTATTTAAAGATTCATCTCTTCCACCACCAGATCCATAATCTTGATAACCTCTAGCAGCAATTTCTCGTTGTGCTCTTGCTCTTGCTGCAGCTAGTTCAGCAGCTTGTCTCTCTTTTTCTTGTCTTCTTAAATCATCTCTCTCTTTTGTTTTTGATGAGTAGAATAATTGTTTAGCTCTCATCATTTTTGTCATTTGATTCGCTTTGGCTACAGCCGCTGCATTTGTTCCAACGTACTGACCTGTAATTGGATCATAGCTAAATTCTTCATCTGTTAAACCTTTACCATATTTATCAGTTAGTCTTCCTGATAATGCATCAGTAAGTTTTTCTGCTTCAACACCAACTCTCTCTGCATAATTACCAAAACCAGATCTAACATTTAATCCAAACGGATCTTTATTACCGCCTGAAGTGTTTTCTCCAAATACAGTTGGACCAGTATAACCCATGTTAGCTTGAATAAATGCTTGATCAGGTCGAGATAAAGATCCAAATTTATCCATTGAACCTAATACCATTCCTATTATACCAGGTCCACCCGCTCTGCCTGTATATCCCTGTTCCATGATCATCTCTGCTGTTTGTGGTTTGTTTGGTGTAAATGGTAAACTATAAAAAGCTTCTGAAAGTTTTCTACCTATAGTAGGTTCTTCACGTTCAAATATACCTGGAGCACCTTTTATAGTTTGTGGAATACCTTCAATACTTCCTTTGTAATAATCTTTTGGTGCATCAAAAGGAGCAAGTCTTTCCATTATAATTTCATCACCTGTTTGACCAGGTATGACTCCCATAGGTCTATTTAATTCTGTTAATCTAGTTTGTCTGTCATCTACTGCTTTTTGAAAAGCTGTTTTTAAATCACCAACACCTCCTGTAAAAGGTGTACCTCCACCACCAGTCCTTATCGTTCTAGGTGATGCTATAGGTAAAGTTGCTATACCTGAATCATCATCAGTAGTTTGGTTTTGATTTAAATTTATACCAAATGTAAATTTACTTTGTGGTAATGCAGTAAAACCTTGATCATAAAAACCTCGATCAACTGGAGCATAAAAAGATGGTGCACTAAATATAGACATTAATTTTTATAGCTCCCGTTTTTGTAACCAATCTCTCTATTAGCATCTTTTAATTTTTCAATATCATTTAACATCTTTTCAACTTGTTTTTGTAAGAATTCAATATTTACTTTGTTTAAAGCCATAGAGTCGATATGTTTGTTTAAACGATCCGTGGTTTTATAAAGATCCTCGATCATCATGTATTGCTCCTGATCCGCAGGCAACGATCCAGCTTGACCTCGTGGCCATTTAATTCTAAACTCTGTATTTTGATCTAGATCTTGTGTCATCAATTCTATTTTTGTAGAGTGTTGATTTAATTTTTCGTGAATACCAAAATAAGCCCAGGTGCCGACTGCGATCATCGCGATCAAACTAGCAACCGTCTTCATAGGCATTTGCACGGCAGCCTCTTCAGATATGTTTAATGGCTTCTTACTCATCGTCTTTATCAGATGCAGCACCTAATGATGGCATCTTTGCTACCTTAATTTTTACAGATCTTGTTATGTCTTCTCTTACAGTATCTGTATCTGGATTGTTGATATCGTCTTCTGCTTCTTTATCAGAGTTATATTCTTTACCGGTTTTAGTATTTGTTAATGTTATTTCAGCTTCACACTGAACAACAGGTACTTTTTTACCATCTACCTCTATATATTCGACTGATCCTTCTTCTTTAAATGACATATATTATTCCCTATTTATTTGTAACACAGAAAGCACGATATGTAACCTGTTTCCTGTGGCTGCCGTGGCCTTAATAACCTCACTCTCTTGTAAGACTATTGGCTGTTCTAGCAGTTCTATTGTTGTATTAGCAGATACACTCTTAGTTTTAAACAAACTAAATACATTTGAAGATGCATCTGTTAGTGTCAATGTTATAGTATCGGCGTTTCCCGAGTCCTCAGATACTAAGATTGATTTTATTATACCTGTTGTTGATGCAGGCACTGTATATACTACAGTTTCTGAATTAGTTGTTAAATCTTTTTTAGCGTTTGTAAATACGTTAGCCACCTATAAACCAGGACACTCGTTCCTGCTCCTGTTTTACTTCATCTAAAAATGTAGAATTTAATTGATCCTTCATAATAGTCAAAGCTCTGTTAATTTGTTTTTGGTTTGATACATCATATTCTTCTTTTGGTTCTGGTAACCTTATATTAATCTTAGTCATTATCTTCTACCATCTGGTTGTACATCTAATTTGAGAGTTCCAAATCTCCAAGACTCACTGGATGTATCGTTTTCTATTTTAATATTTATATATCTTCCTCTTGCTCTAGTATCTTTTTTAATTGTAGTAGAGCTAATTGTAAAAGGACTTAATGCTGTATTAGTTTGAGTTTCTTGTGGATATCGTTTTATACCTAATGTTACTTTAGCATTACCTGCCAACGATTTAAAATCAGGTACAAATCTTCTCATCTTCATAAATACTTCACCAGCAACAGCAGGCGCTATTGGATTTCTAGATCTTTGTTCTATATCTATATCATACGATTTAATAAATGACGTAACAGCTGTAGTTGTACCATTTGGATTTACTTGATCTGTACCTACCTCATGTTCAAATAATGTAGTTTGTCCTAAACCAGATTCACCTACAATAACAGGAAACGTTCCGCTTGAAGATACATTATATTTAGTTGCGAAAGGTTTTGGATATATAGTTGCATCTACCCAACTGGTTCTCGATTCTGTACCTGTATACCAAACACCACCTAATACTCTTGTTAATGCAGACTCACCAAAATTAAGCACTACATACTTATCATTATAATCAGAACCTGAACTTGGATACCACCAGATAACTTCTGTAAATAAATTATTTAATCCAGCATTTACTTGTTGACCTTTTGTTGTATCAATGTTTTCAAACACGTGGTCTTCAACTGTGCATGGTAATGATTTAACAGTACCATCATATGCAAAGAAACCTTTTGGAGACATCCAATAAGCGACACCATCAACTTCAACACATGCATTCTTACCTATTAAACCACAGTTTGTTCCTACTTGTTCAAAACCAAATGTAAATGGTGAACCAACAAATTTCATTGTGTACAATGCATTATCTGTAAAAATTAAAATAGTTTCTTTGGCTTTTAATGCGCCCATAATTTTTGTACCATCTTGAAGTCTTTGTGTACCTGCAGTGTTTGTTGCTGACGGCGCGTAAGTATTTATTCCTTCTTGATTTGAAAACCTTATAAACATATCATCCTGTGTTGCCGTATTTCCTATAGTTGTTTCCGTAGCTAAATGAATTAAGTGTCTTGTTGTAGGTGATATTAAAGTTAATCTACTAGCTGTTGGGTTGTTACTTGTTTCAAACCCACTTGTAGTTGTTGAGGCTCTATTATTTAAAGCTGATGCAGCTCCACCATTCCATGTAAATGTTTTACCATTTGCAATAGTTGCAATTAATACTTGTCCAAAATTATCTAATGACCATAGACCTGGTTCTAGAGATACTTCAGAAGCTGTTGCAGCTTCACCCCAGTTACCATCACCCCAACCAGCAACACCCCAACCATATCCATATGTTTGTGCTCTTGGTCCTACTGGCTCGTAAGGTTTTAAACTTAAACTACCACCTGCAGATACAGTGCCTGATGCATTACTAGTTTGTGTAATTGTAAATGTACCTGTTGTAGGCACAGTTATAACTTGAAAATTTTTATCTTCGAAATCAGAATTACTAAAACCTGTACCACCTGGTAAAGTAACATTATCTAATTGTACAATATCTCCAACAGATAAATTATGTGCTGCTTTTGTAATTGTACATGTAGGTGATCCATTTGTAGTTGCGATTGTTGCAGATGTTAAGGTAGCTTTTAATGGTGTAATATCATGAAGCTTACCTTCAAAATATAATAATAAAAATTTATCTGTACCTATAGCAACATACCTATTACCTGCTAGATCTGTAAAAGCATGCATCGCTCTTGATACACCCACTATGGTATCTGTAACAAGTGATGACCATCCACCAACTTTTTCTGGTAGACCATATCTAAATCTAACATTATCTGAATCAACCCAACGATTTTCTGCACCAGAGTCAGAAGATTGTTTGTCTATTCCAGGGAGAAATTTGTACTCAACTAGAGCCATCTGTTAGCTCCTATATTTTATCTTTGTATGCCCAGCCTCTCGCTGAATTTACATATACTAAAGTAAAAGCTGCACCATTTGTATTAACTACTAAATTAGAAGCTGCTCCTAATATGTTTGAGCCGTTTCTTGCAATTGTAAGGTTGTTAGAGTTAACATTGTTTCCACTATCAATAAAAGTTACTTCATTACCGATAGAAGGTGACGCTGGTAGGGTTACTGTTACTGAACTATTGATACCACCCGAAGATGTATCAATTAATAACTGATCTCCATCTACTGCAGTATATGCTCCTGGTACTGTGTAGTACCCCTTATTAATTAAACCTTTGTTAACGTTAGTACCATCTGAATATACCAAAGACTTAGATCCAATTGGTAAAGCTATCCCGGTCCCTGATACAGTCTTAACTGTTAGTGTGTAATTGTTTGATGATCTAGCTGTAGCATCTTCTACGATAAATACTCTTTCAGCACTATTAGGCATAGTGACTGTTCTGTTAGCTGCTAGAGTTCCT